GAAGCATCAGCCTTGTCGTTTGCACTACCTGTAGTGGTTCTTAGACCAGAAATGTCGTCGGCAAGAGTAACAAGACCTTTAATTACTGATGCATAACCAGCACCTGCTGTGATAGCATTGGTTGGGGATGCTGTAAACCCTGTAAGGGCGCCTGTTCCACGAAGGATTGCCTTGTCGATTGCGCGAGCAACACGGCGTGTAGCTGCACGACGGAGGAAGTCCATTAGAGGTAGAACTGTATCTTCCTCTTCGTCTTTGGCAAGGTGAGTTGTTGCCATGAACTTATGAGGTGTGAGTTCTACTGCACTAATTGTGTTCTGGTTTGAAGTCGGAACGTTTGTTGCGTCTGCAATGCCTGTGGCAAAAGTGCCAGAAGCAAACTGAGCAACATCACCGTCTGTGTCTTCTGTAGCAACAGGAATTCTGAAAGTCTTTGCATCAACTTGAATTCTGTCGAACATAGGAGCAATAACGAGCTGCTGTTCCATTTCTTCGTATACATTAGATGAGAAATTTGAAAGGAACTGATCAACAGATGTGACCGCCTTAATTCTCTGACCCATTTTGGTATCAAACGGATCACGACGGCCTAGAGCTTGAGAAAGCATATAGGAATTTGCCATGTCCTTTGCGGAGAACTGCTCTTTGCTTGTGTGAGAAGTTTCCTGATAGACCATCTTGGACTGTGTAAGAGCAGAAATTTGCTCTTCGTACTTTTTCATTTGAGCCTTAAGTTCAGCTACCTGCTCTGTTTCAGCAGGGGTGTACTCTGAACTCTTTTTGTCCTGGGCATCAGCCTCAGTTAGAATTGCCTCACCAGTCTTTTCAACAAGCTCGGCAACTCGTGGCTCGGAAACCTGAGCAGGAGCACTCTTCTCTTCAACTGCAGGTGCAGCTTCTGGAGCAGGTGTTTCTGTCCCGGCTTCGGTTTTAACAACGATTGGTTCGCCAACGTCTTGTGTCGCCATTTTATCATTCTCCTTTGAATTAGTAGTTTTATGACCGTGAAGCATTAGAGCTAAATCTTTTTCCTCAACTTCACCTGATTTAATCGCATTCAGCTCTTGAATTTGATTTATCATATGATTCGCAACTTGATAATTTGTATCAGTCCACTCATCGAATGGAGTGATCTTTAAATTAATAGTCTTGTTCAATTTTTCTTGATCATCTTCGGTTTTTACCTTAGATTTCACATCGTAAAGCTCTTGCTCACTTAGAGTAACAAGTGACTCGAAGCTTTCTTTGATAGCTACTCTATCCTTGTCAGTAAATCTGATTTCTGGAACAGTTGTTAGTGTAATATCAAACTTAGTTCCTAAATCCCAGTTATTAACAACAGATAAAGTTTTTGCATCAACGTTAATAGTATTATCCAATGATTCGCCATTTAAGTCAACTTCTAAAAGTTGATAAAATGGGTTTTGGGCAGTCGCAAGCTTTGTAACTTTCCACCGCTTATCATCGAATTTAACAAAATTTTCGTGTGTTAAACGTGATGTTTCCGCACTGAGAAGATTAACAAAAGGAATGGGTTCGTAAGGGTCAGCACTAATAGCTTCGTCCTCATCGTCTATTTCCTCTTTCTCCGCTTCAATAATGTCTTCTTCCGAAGCAACTGTTACAGTCACTTCTTCTGACTTTTCTTCTACGGACTCTTCAACAGAAACATCAGATGACTCGGTAAGATCATCTTCAGTTTTAATTTCTGAATCTTCACTCATTTCTTCATCTCCTTTTCTGTTTTCCGATTCTGTTAAGAGATTCATAGACCCATTACCCATCGCCTCAGACGGGGACTGCGGTCTTTGTTCCTCTACACTTTGCTCATTTTGCATTTCACTAGGTTTAACCATAAAAACAAGCTCATGCTTATGAGAAGTAGGCTTTGTAGCCTCTAATAATTTATAATATTTAACATCATGGAAGTGTTTTTCTCCATGAGAGGTGTAAGTAGTGACCCCATTACCGTTCTCATCTACTTCCACAGTATGATAATGTCCACCTACGTAGGCAGTGACCCCTACACTAACATCAGCAGCTTTTTCGGTAATTTCAGTCTCATTTTTTTCAAATTGTTTCTTGAAAGTTTCATAATCTGAATCAGATTCAAAATTCTTTCTAACACTAAACAAACTTTCTTGGTTACAAGGAACAGAAACAACGCTAATTTCCATTAGCTCTACATCAGTAATAAGCATAGTATCTGAGTCTCGATCATAGTTACCATCTTTTACCTTAAATCCTACACTAAAACTTTTTAGGGCACCATCTTCAATCAAAGTTTGTACTCCGTGTAGTTTTTCAGCTGCTTCACTGACCGCAGCTTCTACATAGATACCTTTTTTATCGACAGTAACCTTATCAACACGACCAATAGGTTTGCTGTGGTCATGCTGATATAGTAAAACAGGATTTTTTCTGTAGTTTTCAACACCTTTTGCCCAAGCAGTTGCAGGGATAATGTCACCTGCACGATCTTTATCAGCAGTGTTAGCATATCCAGCAATCTTAAGGGGTTTATTGTTTTTTCTTGCGCCTTTTGTTTCTAAAACGCTAGTTAAATATAATGTTTTATTCATTAATTTTCATCCTCTGTTGTGGCAGACTCCTCTAGACTTTCATCAGCAGGAGGTCTACCTCCTTGAGTTGCGTCAGTAGCACTTCCTGTAATATTTTGAGGAATTCTGATGTTATCTGAGTCATCGTCTTCAAGTTTTGGAAATCTTAATCCAACTCTAGCCTCGTTCGGTGTAATAATTCCGGTATTAACCAACGTTGAATAGTAAACAGCTTGAGTTCTATTATCAGGTTGTAAAGATAGTATAGCAGTTTTATCTGGACGTATACTAATGTTATTATTAAAGAAGTGAGAAAAAGCACTACAAAATTGTTCTAAAATAGGTAACACTGTGTGGTTATAAAATAAAACCTGATTAGCCTGAATGTTGGCATTGTTACCACTTTTTAACATAACATAGGGTACTCCAAGAGCTTTTGCCATATCTTGTTGAATTCGTTCAATTGAATTTTCAAAATCTAATTCATTGAAATTTATCTGAGAAAACTTATCAATTTTTAGTCCACCATCTAAGATCGCAGGAGAACGTGCCCCATTAAATAAACTAGTGTAACTTTGTCTCCAAGATTCTAAAAGTCTATATTTAATTTTTTGACTTAGCACATTATCTGTTGTAAGAACAAAACCAGGAACAGCATTATTCTTAAAGAACTGTCTTTGGAAATTAATCATATAGTAATATAATTCAAAAAGTCTTTCTAAGGGACGAAGTCTACTATATCCTCTAAATATGCTTTCTTCGTTTTCACTTTTAATATGAATTATTTCATTAGGCAAAAACTGAATAGCTTCAGACTTTCTTGCTTTACCGTATCCGAATAAATCTGATTCACTTTGGTTTCTTAAAAGATAATTATAATGAGAAACAAAAGCTCTCTCATCAGGAACAATCTCCATATCATTGGCAGGAATCACATAGAGTGCTCCTCCCTCTTGTTCTTTATCATAATAAAAAAAGGCGTTACCATCTAGAAAGAAATCTAGAAAGGCACGCCTAAACAATCTAACTCTATCCTCAAAAGGATTTGGTTTATTCTGTAAAAGTTTGTTTACTTTTTTAGAAGGAGAGCCTCCTTCAACAATCAGAGGAACTTCTACTAAAGCATTAATAACCATGTCCACAGAGCGATGAACAATTTCAATCTCTCTATAAGCTTTTTCAAAGTCTACAATGTTTTCTGGGCTTGAAAAAGGCTCCTGAGCGGCAATAGACGGTTGCACAGGATTAAGTTTTTCTGAAAGATATTGTCTCCACGCAGGAACATCATTTGCCATTTGTTAATTCTTCTCCTTTTGAATTTCTACCCAATTTTTTACTTTTTTTACCACGGAGTTATCATATCTTTGTCCAAATATGTTGTGTAACCTTTCGTGGTGCTGTTTACACAAAGTTAGAGCATTATCATTAGATAGTTCCCAGAAATAATCTTTTTCAAATTGCTCTCTATAAATATTTATTTCTTCGACAGTAGTTATTTCGCTTATTTTATTTTTTACACACCAAGAATTAAATAACTCAGAAACACTATAAAGATGGTGAAATTCTAATTTATCTGTAGAAGCACAAATGTAACAATGATCTGTTTTTTGATATCGCTTCTTTAAATAATCTCTAATATATTTTACAGGAAATCTTTTTAGCATACCAGATAAATTTTAATTATTTTGAAAACTATGAAGATT